CGGAAAGTGCCGAAACAGTAGCTACCACTATCGCTGACGTAAACACTCATTTAGGTTTAACCGGCGACGAATTAGAAGAAACCAGCAAATTGTTTCTTGATTTCGCTAGGGTCGCGGAAGTTGATGTTTCAAACGCGGTAGGCGCGTTAGACGCTCAACTAACGCAGTTTGGTTTATCAGCCGGCGACAGTGAAGAAGTGTTAGGCGACCTGTTAAGAATCAGCCAAGCTACCGGCGTACCTATGGACAAGTTGCTGTCGCAAATGGAAACGTTCGGCCCTATCTTCGCGAACGCTAACTTCACCGCTGAAGAAACCGCCGCTATATTAGGACAGCTAGAACAGGGCGGCGTTAATTTAACTAGAGTAGGTCCGGCGTTAAACAAATTCTTCCGTGATGCCGCCAAGAACGGCAAAAAACCACAAAAAGCGTTACAAGACACCGTAAAAGCGATAGAAAACGCTACCAGCACCACAGACGCCTTAAACATTGCTACGGCGGCTTTTGGCGCTGAAGGCGCACAGCGTATGGTTAGCGTGATCCAATCAGGGAACTTTGATTTAGAAGAATTTAACGGGCTATTAGGTGAAGGCACCGGCATAGTAGATGAACAGGCAGAAGCCACCGCCACTTTGTCAGACAAATTCAACACGTTAAAAAACAAGGTTTTAGCCGAATTAGGGCCGGTAGCTATTGCCGTGATGGACGGCATCATGAACGCTATGGACGCGTTAATGCCGGTTGTTGAAAACATTATTAAAGCCGTTAAAGATTTCTTCGCTTCTGAAGGATTCCAACAATTCGCTGAAGCAATAGGCAAAGTAATAGGCGTAATAGTCGATAACGCAAAGTATATGTGGGAACAGATACAGCTTTATTTCGGGTTCATTATTGACATATTTAAGGGAGATTTTGCCGGAGCGTGGGACAAGGTAAAAGAAATAGCTAGCAACGCGTTCGAACAGGGTATGAAGTTGGGAAGCATGTTAATCGATGGTCTTATGGCGGCTTTGAAAGCGATAGGGGGCGCGGTTACTGATTTGGCTAATACGTTAGCTGACGCGTTTGTTGGGGCCGTTAAATGGGCG